CTCTATCCAGCAGGGCGACGGGACGGCGGGCATCCTCCGCAGCGTCGAGGAGGCGGGCGGCATCACCAAGCGCCGGGCGCGAATCATCGCGCGCGACCAGACTTCCAAGGCGACCAGCGCGCTCAACGTCGCCCGGTTCCGCAAGCTTGGGGTGAAGAAGTTCCGCTGGCAGCATTCCGGCGGCGGCAAGGAGCCCCGGAAACTTCACATTGAAATGAGCGGCAAAATCTATGATATGGACACACCGCCCGTGATCGACGAGCGGACTGGCGAACGGGGCTTTCCCGGCCAGGCGATCAACTGCCGGTGCGCAATGGCGCCGGTCGTGGAGTTCGGAGAGTAACATGCATGACGCACAGACGGTGACGATCCGAGGCACCACGTTCTCGATCTTCGACGACCCCGACAGTCCAAAGGATGCTCCGGTCCTGCGCGTAGGCGTCCGTGGTTCCCAGGTTCCGCCGGAGATTTACGAGACCGCCTCAGTGCTCGAGGGCATGCTATCCCATCCTCACGAGACCTGCCTGCACAAAGACCCGATGCACGCCGCCGCATGGGCGCGGGGCCGAGCAGCCCAGGCGTGGCCTGCGTAAATGACCGCGCGCAAGCACGATAGCAACGGGTGGTTCAAGGTCGAGCGCAACCCGATCAGCCGCGTCGGCGTGTTCCCCTACCTGGGCCGCAGCATCGGCGTGACCGGCGAGGACGCCGACAAGGTCTTTCAGGTCTACCGCCCCGCCGAGGAGCTGGGATCGGCTGACGCGATCGAGTCGTTCCGCACCGTCCCCGTGATCTCCGACCACACCATGCTCGGCGCCGTGGATCTCGGCTTGACGCCCGCTGCGCGCAAAGGCGTTGGCGGCACGACCGGCGATAACGTCGAGTTCGACCCGGCTTCGGGCATCCTCTACAGCAACATCAAGATTTTCGACGAGGGGCTGGCCGGCGAGATCAACGCGGGCAAGAAGGAACTCTCCTGCGGCTATCGGTGCGCCTACGACTTCACGCCCGGCGAGTTCAACGGGCGAAAATATGACGTTGTGCAACGCCGGATGCGTGGTAATCATGTCGCCGTGGTGAAAAAGGGCCGCATGGGTTCCGACATCGCCGTCCTAGATTCTCAGTTCACGTATGACAGCGTGGACGTACTGGAGCTGAAACCCGTGCTGGACAAAGAAACCCAAGACGCCATCGCCGCCACCGTCAAGGCCGCTCTGGACGAACTGGACATCAAAGCGACCGTCAACACCGCGGTCGCCGACGCCATGCCCGCCGCCCTGAAAGAAGCCATCGCCGCCAAGAAAGACGACGATGACGACGATGAGGAAGGCGAAGACAAGAAGGCGAAGAAAGCCGCTAAGGCCGCCGACTCAGCCGCTCTCGACGCCGCCAACGCGCGTATTGACGAACTGACCGCTCAACTGGCTGCGCAGCCCAAGGCGCTCGACGCCAAGGACGTCATGGCCACGGTGGCCGACCGCGACGCCCTCTATCAGCGCGTCAAGCCGTTCGTCGGCGTGTTCGAGCATGGCGCGATGGACGCCTCGGAACTGGCCGTCTACGCCTGCGACAAGCTGGGCCTGAAAGCCGCCGAGGGCGCCGAGCGCGCTGCTCTGGACGGCTTCCTGCACAACCGCACCGTCGCACGCACCGTGACCTCGGGTCTCGACGCCGCGCCGACTGACGGCAAGACCGCCGCGCTCGCCGCTTTCGCCCCCGCCAGCGCCTAAGGAGCCCGGCCCATGCCCTTCCAAACGACTGTCGAGTTCTTCCCCGGCGCCGGCATTCCCGGCCAAATCTTTCTGGACGGTCCGCTGCGCGCGCAGCCTGTCCGCCTGAACACCACGACCGCCGCGAACAACGTGTTCGGCCGCGCTCTGACCATCGTGTCGGGCGCTACCGGCACGGGCGCACCGGGTGACGCCGCCAACCCGGCCCCGATGGTCGCCGCTGCGGGCGGCGCAGGCGTCTTTGCGGGCATCCTGGGTAACTCGAAGGAACACACCTCCTACGGTAACTCGACGGACGGCCCGTTCGGGACCAACTTCGCTCTGCCGAACGGCACCATCGCGAGCGCCGTGCAGGAAACCGCCGGCATCATCGTGACGCTCCCCGCCGGTTCGTCGCCCGGCCAGACCGTCTACTTCCTGATCACTGACGGCACCCTCGTGACCACGGCTCCCGGGGCCGCAGCGCCGGGCGGCGCCAACGCAGGCGGGCCGATCGGCAAGGTCGAGCGGTTCCTGAACGCCTCGGCGGGTCTCGCCGTTATCTCCGTCCTGCAACCCGCCCGCCCGGCTCCCGGCGCTTAAGGATCAGCTTCGATGAAAGTCACCGCCACCCACTCCACCATCCGGGCGCGCGACGCGAAGCCCATTGAGCTGACCGCCGACAGCATTGACCACGGCACGCTCGACGTCCTGCGTCAATACGGCATCGGCTTCGATAACGCCGACCTGTCCGAGATGGCCGAGGCCTACGGCTTCGACGCCGCCCCGGACTTGCAGCCGACCGTTTACGCCGCCAACATCGGCGTCCCGGTTCAGTTCCTGCAGACCATCCTGCCCGGCTTCGTCCGCGCCGTGACCGTTCCGCGCAGCATCGACCGTCTGGTCCCGCTGTCCACGGTGGGGTCGTGGGAAGACGACATGGTTGTGCAGGGCGTTCTGGAGCCGACTGGCGTCGCTCAGCCCTACACCGACCTCGCCAACATCCCGCTCGCATCCTACAACAACGCGTGGGACGTGCGGAACGTCGTCCGCTTCGAGGCGGGCGCATCGGTCGGTCGTCTGGAAGAACGTCGCGCCGCCAAGGGCCGCATCAACGCAATGGCCGAGAAGCGCGGGGGCGCCGCCCTGGCGCTGGACGTGCAGCGCAACCGCGTCGGCTTCTACGGCTACAATGCCGGGGCGAACCGCACCTATGGGATGTTGAACGACCCGCTGCTGCCCGCCTACCAGACCGTCACCGGCGGCGTCTGGTCCGCCGCGACCTTCCTGGTCCTGACCGCACAGCTTCGCGTGGCCATCGCCGGCCTGCGCACCGCTTCGGGCACCATCATCAACCCGACCGTGGACCGCATCACCATCGCCGTCGCATCGAACAAGGTGGACTTCCTGTCCGTCACGTCCGACTTCGGCAACTCGGTCTGGGACTGGCTGAAAGAAAGCTATCCCAACGTTCGGGTCGAGGCCGTGCCGGAATTCAACGGCGCCAACGGCGGCGCGGACGTCATGTATATCTACGCCGAGCGCGTGGAAGACGGTTCGACGGACGGCGGCGACACGTTCAAGCAGATCGTCCCGGCCCGCTTCATGACGGTCGGCGTCGAGGCCCGCGCCAAGGGCGTTATCGAGGACTTCTCGAACGCGACCGCTGGAACCTGGCTGTTCCGTCCGTGGGCTGTCCGTCGCTGGACCGGCGTCTAACTGGACCGACCGCCAGCCATAGAGTAACGTCAGGGCCTCGCAGCAATGCGGGGCCTTTTCGCAACCCGAGGGAACACCGTGAGCAAGCAATATTACGTCTACTCGACGCTGACCGCCGACCAGATTTACAACTCGTGGACCCACGACGGCTCCGAGAAAAACTCTGCGCTGCCGACCGTGGAGCATTCCGTGCTGATCAAGGGCGGTTCGAACGTCGTGGACCGCAAGACGCTCGTCACTCCGACCGGCGCCATCGTGACCAAGATCACGCAGCGGGATCTCGACGCGCTGAACGAAAACGCCGTCTTCCTGCTCCACAAGGCCAACGGCTTCATCGTGGTCAAGGAGCACGCTGAGGACGGCGAGAAAGCCGCGGCCGACATGAACACGCGCGATCAGTCCGCCCCGCTCGTCCCGGAAGACTTTGCGGACACCGAGACCGGCGCTCCCGTCCTGACCGGCGAAGAAATCCAAGGCGCGTCCAAGCGCACTCCGAGCCGCAAGGTCTAAGCACCCGTCATGGCCCAGCACGTTCTCGACCTCGCGCAGTTTCGGCTGCTGTTTCCGGCTTTCGCCAACGAGACGGCCTACCCGGACGCGACGCTCGAGGCGTTCTGGGCCGCTTCGGTCGCCTATCTCGGCGACTACGACAACTGCCTGCTCTCGGGGGCTGCCCGGCAGCAGGCACTCTACCTGCTCATGGCGCACCTGCTCGCCCTGGGCGACATGGCGACGCGAGGCCAGACGCCCGGCTTCGTGGTCATGTCCAAGATCGACAAGATCACCGTCCAGCTCGCCCAGCCGCCCGCGAAGAACGCTTGGTCGTTCTGGCTGATGACCACGCCTTACGGGATGCAACTCTGGGCGCTGCTCGACGTGCAGGCGGCCGGAGGCTTCTACGTCGGCGGAATGCCCGAACGCTCGGCGTTCCGGCAAGTCGGAGGCGGGTTCCCTGGCGCCCGTTACTGGCGGTGAGCGTCCGTCGCGTCAGCGGGCCCGGCGTGAAGGTCGAGACGGCCCTGCGCGAGCTTGACGGCTTCGTCGGCAAGACCGGGTGGTTCGAGACCGCCAAATACGAGGATGGCACTCCTGTCGCTTATGTCGCATCCATCAACGAGTTCGGCTCGCCGGAGCAAGGCATCCCGCCGCGTCCGACCATGCGCCCCACCGCCGCACAGAACGAGCAGGAATGGGGCGCGCTCATGGGTCAGGGCGCCCGCGCCGTGTTGCGCGGCGAGCGAGCGCCGTCCGACGTGTTGGAACTCATTGCCCTGCGCGCCGCCAGCGACATAGGCGACGCGATCCGCACCCTGACCTCGCCGCCCTTGAAGCCCGCGACCATCGAGCGCAAAGGCTTCTCCAAGCCCCTCGTCGATACGGGCCTGATGCTGCAATCCGTCACAGGCGTCGTGGAGCCCAAGGCATGATTCCCGGCTCGAATATCCTGCGCACCGCGCTCGGCGTTATCGCCCCGCAGCCGATCATTTACCTGCGCTATACGGGCGTCACGACGCGCGACGACGGCATCGAGGTGCCCGCATACGCCGACCCCGTGACGGTCTATGGCTCGTGGCAGGCCGTGACCTCCGACCAGCTCGTCCGCTACGGTCTCGACCCCGCGCGCGACTACGCCTATTTCTTCGCATCCGTGCCGATCCAGCAGCCGGGCCGCGACGTATCGGGCGACCGGGCCGTCTACGGCGGCGCGACCTGGGAGGCCCGCTCAGGCGAGGGGTGGTTCCCGATGGACGGATGGGACGCCATGCTGTTTGAGCGCGTTGCGGGTGTCGCACCATGACCGAATCTTTAGAAGCTTTCATCCTCGCAGCGCTCGTGAGACACGGGGTGGCGGCCACTTACGTCGTGCGCAACGCGGTCGCGTGCAGCGGAGGCCCGAATGTGCCAACCGCGACAATCCTACGTGCACTAAAACGAATGGAGCGAGCCGGGGCCGTTGAACGAGCGAAAGCCTCCTATCTCGTCATGTTGTCCTGGCGGATCGCACCATGACCGACGCAGACCTCGCCAAGCACGTCATCGCAGCCCTGCGCGCGGGGGGCATCGCCATGCCTACGCGCATCGTCCAGAACAACCAGCCCAGCCAGCGCGGGCGCCCGAGCGGCCCCGCCGTGCTCTTCGAGAAGCTGATGGATCGCCGCTACGGCTCGCTGCGCCGCGCCGACGCGCCCGACCCGGATGTTCCGTTCGGCGTGATCCACGTCGAGACGCAGGTCTACCACAGCACCTTCCAGATCAACGCCCTGGCCGAGCCGGTCAGCGCGGCAGGCGCCCCCCCTGTGACCACGGCGAGTGACCTCGTCAACCTAGCCGCCGCCGCCATCCAGTCCGACGCCGCGATCGCGTATCTGCTGGCACAGGACGTGGGCGTGTTCCGAGTGACCGATGTGCGCAATCCGGCCTTTGCGAACGATCAGGGGCAGTTCGAGCGCGTCCCATCGTTCGATTTTGTGCTGACGCACGATCAAGTTATGGTAAGCAAGGCGCCAGCCGCCACAATCGACGCCCTCGCGGTCGTCCACGTCTAGGGAATCAAGACGCATGAGCATCCCGATCAGCAAATACGTCCTGATCACGTCGGCAGTCGCGGGCGCCGCCGCGGTCGCCCAACGCGAACTGATCGGACGGATGTTCTCGACCGATGCGCGCACCCCGACCGACGCGGTCGTGGAATTCACGAGCGCCGCCGACGTTGGCCTCTACTATGGCACCCCCTCGCAGGAATATCTGCGCGCCGTCGCCTATTTCGGCTTCACGTCCAAGTCGCTCTCGCGTCCGCGCAAGCTGTCGTTCGGCCGCTACGCCCTGACCGCACAGCCCGCCCGCATCTACGGCGGCAAGCCCGTCGCGTCTCTGGTCACGCTGCAAGCCATCACGTCCGGCACGCTCACTGTGACCATCGGCGGCGATGTGGCCGCACTGACTGGGCTGAACTTCGCCGCCTCGAGCAGCTTCGCCGACGTCGCCGCGACCATCCAGACCGCCCTGCGTCTCGAAACAGGCGCCAACTTCACGACCGCGACCGTCACCTACGACGCTATCAATGGCGTGTTCGTGCTGGCCGCCTCTTCGACCCAGGCCGTCGAAGCCGCTATCTCGGCCAGCGGTTCCGTGACCGGACCGCTCGGCTGGGGCCTGACCGCTATCTTCTCGCCCGGCACGCCTGCGCAGTCCATCACGGACGCCCTGTCCGCCAGCGTGGACGTCTCGAACAACTTCGGCTCGTTCGCCTTCGTCCCGACGCTGGATGACGCGGGCATCACCGAGGCGGCTCAATGGAATGCCGCGCGCAACATGGAGTTCATCTTCTGCGCGCGCGTCACCGAGGCCGACGCCGCCAACCTGTCCGCCGCCCTGATCGGCCTGTCGGGCTACGGGCCGACATTGGCGCCGCTCGCCACTGAGTTCCCCGAGCAACTGCCGATGGCCGTGCTTGCCGCGACGGATTACTCGCGCGCCGGGGCGGTGCAGAACTATATGTACCAGCAGGCCGCGCTGACCCCAAGCGTGACCTCGGGCGCCTTGTCCGACACCTACGACAACCTGCGCGTCAACTATTACGGCGCGACCCAGACCGCCGGCCAATCGCTCGCCTTCTACCAGCGCGGCGTGCTGGGGGGCACCGCGACGGACGCCGTGGACATGAACGTCTACGCGAACGAAATCTGGCTGAAAGACGCCGCCAACGCCGCGTTCATGGCGCTGCTGCTCGCCTCGCCGCGCATCCCGGCCAACGTCGCCGGCGCCGCCCAGGTCCGCACCGCCCTGCAAGTCATCATCGACCAGGCCCTGCTCAACGGCACGATCAGCACCGACAAGGCCCTGACCGTCGCTCAGCGCACCTTCATCGGCGAGGTCACGAATGACGAGCTGGCGTGGCTGCAGGTTCAGTCGAACGGCTACTGGGCCGATGCGGTCGTGCGGTCCTTCGTGACGCCGGACAGCCGCACCGAGTACAAGGTCGTCTACACCCTCGTTTACTCCAAAGACGACGCGATCCGTAAGATCGAAGGCTCTCACATTCTGGTCTAAGGCAGCACCATGCAGAACGTCTCGGGCTTCGGCTCTCGCATCGTCCTCCGCGCGTCGGTCACTTTCCCGGCGGGCATCATTATCACGCAGTTCGCTGACGACGCGGACCCGTTCGACATCCCCGAGGTCCAGATCGCCGACACGGCTATGGGCCTGAACGGCGACTTGGTGGTCTGGACGTCCCCTAACCCCATCGTCTCCACGCTCAACGTGATCCCCGGCACTGACGACGACCGTAACCTTGCCGCGCTCTACGAGGCGAACCGGCCGTCGTCGGGTAAGCGGCCGGCGCAGGACGTCATTTCGATGACCCAGGTCTACCCGGACGGCCGGTCCGTGACGCTGGCGCGGGGTGTCATCACGAACGGTCGGCCCGGCCAATCTACCGCGTCGTCGGGCCGCCTCAAGTCCAAGCCGTACGCCTTTACTTTCGAGGGCATCTCGAACACCTGACGCGCGCCGTCCCTCCCGCGCTACCCCGCCCCGGACGGTTCGCCGCTCCGGGGCTTTCTTTGACCGGGCCGCCCGCGTAAGGTGCGAGCCGCAACGAGAGGGAACCCCGTGACCATCCAACCGAAAGACCTCGAACTCCGCACCGCCTCGGGCGTCGAAAAGACGTTCGTGCTGCATAAGTTCGGCGCCATCGCCGGGCGCGAGATCGTCGCCAAATATCCGATCGCCAACATGCCGAAGTTGGGCGACTACGCCGTGAGCGAGGAGACCATGCTCAAGGCGCTGGCCCACGTCGGCGTGCGACTGGAAGGGCGCGAGGAACCGCTCATGATGTCCACGCGGGCGATGATCGACAACCACGTCGAGGACTGGGAGACCCTGGCGCGCCTCGAATGGGCCATGCTGGAGTATAACTGCTCTTTTTTCGGGAACGGCGCGAACTCGCTTTCCTTGGAGGGTATCATAGCGAAGCTCCGTCCGTTGATTTCCCAAATGTTGACGGCTTCATCGGCGCCATCCTCGCCAGCGGACGCGTCACCCTCCGCGAGCTGAGGGACGAGTATTCGCTAGAGGAGGCGTTCGACTTGTTCGAGGTGATCATGACCACGCGATACAATGAGCACCTCGCGCACGAGCACGCGAGCAAGAAACGCTGATGGCCTCGCTCCTCGAAGCCTTCTACATCCTCTTCGAATCGCGCGGCTCCAAAGAGGTCGCCGACGAAACGGAGAAGCTGCGCGGGTCCAGCGAACGGGCTGCGGCGGCGCTTGACCGTGTCGGCGACGCTCAGCGCGGCATGACCGGGGCGGCGGGCGCGGCTCGCCAACTGGGCCTATCGCTGGGCCAGTCCAGCACGGCGACCGAGCAGATCGTCGCGGGCGCCCGGCGTATCGCCGCCGCCGAAGCGAACCTGCGTGGCTATCTGCTCGGCAATCAAGCCCTGCGCGAAGACGTGCTGGACGCCCTTGGCGGTCATGTAGGGCTGCAAGAGCGCATTAACGCCGAGACCGCCCAGCTCGCCCGGCAGATGATTCGCGTCGAGAGCGAGACGGATCAGGCCGCCGACGAGGCGGGGCGCCTGGCGCGCAACGTCCGCGCCGCCGACGACAACGCCAGGCGGCTGGCGGGCAGCTTCCAGCGGCTCCTCGGCCCGGCGCTCGCGGCGTTTGGGGGGTTCTCCATCGGGCGGGGCGCGCTCGACGCCGCAGAGACATACAGCCGCTTCGGGAACGCCCTGCGCGTGGCGGGACTGGAAGGCGACCGCCTGACCACGGTGCAGGACGCCTTGTACCGCTCGGCGGTGCGCAACGGCTCGGAGTTGGAAAGCCTCGGGCAGCTTTACGGCCGCGTGTCCTCAGCGGCGACCGAGCTGGGCGTCAGCGAACAGGACATCCTGCAAGTCACGGACGCCGTGTCGAGCGCCGTCCGCATCCAGGGCGGCGACGCCCAGTCCGCCTCGGGCGCCATGCTGCAACTCGCGCAGGCGCTGGGCGCCGGAACCGTGCGCGCCGAGGAGTTCAACTCCATCAACGAGGGGATGCTGCCTCTCCTGCAAGCCGCGGCGGGCGCCTCGGAGAAGTACGGCGGGTCGGTCGCCAAGCTGCGCGCGGCGGTGCTAGACGGGAATGTCACGTCCAAGGAGTTTTTCGAGCTAATCCGCAAAGGGTCCGCCGAACTGGAACTCAAAGCCGCTAAGGCTCCCCTCACAGTCGCGCAGTCCGTGCAAAACCTCAAGACCGCGTGGACGCAGACCATCGGCACGTTCAATGAAGCTACGGGCATCACTAAAGGGCTGTCGGGCGCACTGACGTTCCTTGCGGAAAACCTCGATTTGGCGCTCATCGGGCTGGGAGGTGCCCTCACCGCTGCCGCAGTTATCGCATGGACCGTCTACACGCCCGCCATGAGCGCCGCCGCCGCCGCCACCATCGCCGCGACCTGGCCGATCCTCGCGATCATCGCCGCAGCGGCGCTCGTTGGCGCGGCCTTCGCGCTGGCCTACGATGACATCAAGGCTTTCCTGTCCGGCCAGCCCTCCCTGATCGGGTCGCTGGCCGAAAAATACGAGTGGTTCGGCGCGCTCATCGAGGGGCTGGGCGTGGCCTTCCGCGTCACCGGGCGCGTCGCCCTTGAAGTCTTCCGCAACTTCGTGCGCATGGCGGGCGAGGCGGGGCGCGCGATCGAGAAGCTGCTGGAGATCGTAGGCCCGACGTTCCGGGCCATCTGGGACATTGCTGGACCGATCCTCGGGTTCATCGCCGAGCTATTCTGGACCGTGGCCACGCGGGCATTCAACGCCTTCGAGAACATCCGCGCCATCGTGACTACGGTGCTCGGTGAGATCATGGCGCACCCTTGGGTCGCTGCGATCCTCAACGGCATTCATGCCGTGCAGACCGCCTTCGGCATCGGCGCCGGCGCGATCTGGGCGCAATGGGGGCCGCTGCTCGACAAGCTGATCGCGGGCGTCAACATCGCCATCGCCGGGGCGCGCACGCTGTTCGGGATGGGTGGCGCCGATAAGAACTGGGCGGCGGCGCGCGAGGCGCTGAGCCGGGGCCAAGGGCAACTCGCCGCAGCGGGGTCGTCCGGGCTGGCCGCACAGACCTCGACGTCCCTGACCACGCGCAACGGAGGGGACCGCACCTATAATATGCCCGTGACCGCTTCGGTGGACGCGCGCGGCCTATCGCCCGAGCAGGTGACGCGCGCCTTCTCGACCAGCATGACCGAACAGCTCTCCCGGTCTACGGCAAGCTTCGACGATGGGGTTTCGCACTGATGGCCCAGCCGCTGCCCGTTGACATCGTGGCCATCCGCAACGCCGAGACCGGCGAGCAGGTGTTCGCCTCCGCGCGCCCCTTGAACGCCTCGGTCTACGAGGCCGCCAAGGCCATGTCGCACCCGCTCGAAAACGGGTCATCGGTGGTCGATCATCTCGTCTACGACCCCATTGAGATCGACTTCTCGCTGCGCATTACGGGCAACGTCGCCGCCGTGATGGCCGAGGTGCGCGACCTGTATCGTGCCGCCACGCTCCTGACCGTCCAGACGCGCAGCGGCACCTATGACAACCAGTTCATCACGGCCCTTCCGACCGATGAACGCGGAGAGCGCGCCGATTCCGTGGACCTCGACTTGCGGCTGCAACAGGCTGTCTTCCTCGAGACGCAATACGCCGGGGCCGTGGCGCCCGTCACGCGGGCCAATACGGGCAGCACGCCCCGCCGCGCACAGGCTCGCGCCAGCACCGAGAGCAGGGGCGCCCAGCAAACCAAGCCCGCGACGCCCGACAATGCGTCTCGCGGGTCTATCTTATACAGAGCGTTCGGGGGAGGGCGCGGCGGATGATCGAGATTCCCTTGCGAGCTGTTCCGGCCCAGGAGTTCACGGTTCAGGTAGACGAGCAGCGCTTTACGCTGCGCTTCGTGGACGCCGTGTCGTGCGTCGCCGTGGACCTGACCGTTAATGGCGCGGTCGTGCTGCTCGGCCAGCGCATCGTCGCCGGGACGCCGGTCATCCCCTACAGCTACCTCGAGACGGGGAACTTCCTGATCCTGACCGAGGGCGAGATGCTGCCCGACTGGCGGGAGTTCGGCGTGTCCCAGACGCTCGTCTACCTGAGCGCCGCCGAGATCGCCGCGCTGTGAGCCGCTTCGACCCCCGTATTGTGCGCGTCGGCGTCGAGGTGGACGGCCAGATCAAGACGTATGGCGAGGGCTTCGACATTCGCGTCAGCGGCTCGAAGATGGCGAACCCCTCTGAGAACGCCTGCGAGGTCACGATCTCCAATCTGACCAAGGAGACGCGCAACTACATCCTGACCGAGACGAGTCCGTTCAACCGTAACCGCACGCCCAAGCGCATTATCGTCGAGGTGGGCCGCGTCTCGTCGCTCGGCGCCCAGCCCGGCGCGGGCCAAGCGCCCCTGACGCGCATCTTCGTCGGCGAGATCGTGTCGTCCAGCCCGTCCCAGCCGCCCGACATCGCCCTGACGATCAAGGCGCTGACCAAGACCTACGACAAGGGTATCGTCGTGGCGCGCAACGGGCAGGAGCGGGAGCTTCTGAGCGCCATCGCCGCCCGCGTGGCCTCCGATCTGGCGCTCTCGCTGGACTTCCAGGCGACCGACAAGACCATCGCAAACTATGCGTTCACGGGCGCCAAGCTGCGTCAGGTCGATCACCTCGAACTGGCCGGCGGCGTGGATTGCTTCGTCGATGACGACAAGCTCGTGGTGAAAGACGCAGGCGCCCCGCTCGTCGAGCGCGTGACGACCCTCTCGGCCCGGTCAGGACTTGTCGGCGTCCCTGAGGCCACGGAGCGCGGGGTCAAGGTCGTCTTCATGCTCGACAGCCAGGCCACCCTCGGCGGCGCGCTCAAGCTGGAAAGCGAACTGAACCCGGCGCTCTCCGGCGACTACACGATCTTCAAGCTGGACTTCGAGGCCGCCACGCGCGACACGCCGTTTTACTGGATGGCCGAGGCGTCGCGGAACGGCTACACCCCGCCGAAAGACCCGCCGACGCGCCGCCGACGCGCAGGGGCTCCGGCATGACCGACACATACGCCCCTCCCAGCGTAAACCCCGCCGACGAGGGGTCTTTGACCGGCGCGATGCGCTTGATGGCCCGCAAGATGCTCGTCGGGCTTGAGACGATGCTGCCCGCCCGCGTCGTGGCCTACGACCGCACGCGCAACCGCGCCGCCGTGCAGCCCCTCGTCTCGATGGTCACGACGACCGGCGCGGCCGTCTCGCGCGCCCAGATCCCGAGCGTTCCCGTCCTGCAACTCGGCGGCGGCGGGTTCGTCCTGTCGTTCCCTGTGCTGCCTGACGACCTCGGCTGGATCGTGGCGGCAGACCGCGACATCTCACTTTTCCTCCAGTCGCTCGAGGACGGGCCGCCGAATACAGCCCGCGTCCACAGCTTCCAGGACGCCCTTTTTATTCCCGACGCTCTGCGCCAATGGGCGCTCGACCCCGCCGACGCAGAGCGCGCGGTCTGGCAGTCCACGGACGGGGCGTCCCGTATCGCAGTCGGCGCGGACGGCGTGTTCGTCACGGCGCCGGCAGTCGAGATAACTGCCCCCCTCGTGACCATGACCGGCGACCTGACCGTGGCGGGGCGCGTGACGGGCGAAGGCGGCGTTACCGGCCCGGACGGCATCGTGCTAGAAACGCACCGCCACCTCGGCGTTACGACCGGGAGCGGCACCTCGGGAGGCCCCACGCCGTGACGCAGACGCTCGCCATCGACCAGACGAACGACCTGATCCTCGACGCAGGCGGCAACATCGTCATCGCGCGCGATCTGTCCGCCGTCGAATGCACGGCGCGCAGTACGGCTCAGGTGCGGCGCGGCGACATGGTGCTCTTGCGTGACGAGGGCATTCCGTTCGAGCAGACGGCCTGGGCGGGCGTCCCGAACATCCCGCTCTATGTCGCGCAGCTTCGGCGCCGTCTGTTGGCGGTGGACGGCGTTACGGGTATCGTCGAACTGACGACGGCGCGCGACGGCGACACGCTCCGCTACTCGGCAACCCTGCGCACCCGATTCGGAGACGTGAGCGTCAATGGCTGACTACGATTACATCACCGCGCAAGGCGTCATCGTTCCCGACACCGCCGACACGCGCGCCGAGATCGAGCAGGACTTCCGCGACGCTTTCGGTCAAGACCTCGTAGTCACGCCGGATACGCCGCAGGGCGTCCTGATCACGATGCTGACGCTCGGTCGTGACGGCGTGGCGCGCAACAATGCCGCGCTGGCCAACCAGATCAATCCGAACCTCGCGGACGGCATCTTCCTAGACGCCATCTGGGGGCTGACCGGCGGCCAGCGCGTCAAGGCGACCCGATCCGTCCTCATCGACGTGGAAGTCTCCGGCACGCCCGGCGCGCTGCTTCCCGAAGGTTCCCAGGCGCAAGTCGGCTCGGGCGGGGCGATCTTCCAGTCCACCGGGGCGATCACGCTTAGCCCAAGCGGCACGGGCGTCGTCAACTTCCAGTCCCTCGGCTACGGCCCGATCTCGGCGGCAGTCGGCGCGCTCAACCGCATCGTGACGCCCGTGCTGGGCTGGGAGACGGTCAGCAATCCCTCGCCCGCGCAGCTCGGTGCTGAGACCGAGAGCGACCTCGCCGCGCGTGAACGCCGCCGCCAGACGCTCGCCCTGCAAGGCACGGCGCTGCCGGAAGCTATCGTTTCGGGCCTCGTGGCCACGCCGGACGTGTCCAGCGTCCTGCTGCGAGAGAATGTCACCAACGCGCCCATCGTCATCGAGGGCGTGACGATCGACCCGCATTCCATCCTGGCCGTCGTGGATGGCGGTCTCGACAGCGACGTCGCCATGACGCTGTTGCGCAACAAGTCGATGGGCTGCGGCTGGACGGGCGATCTGACCGTCGCAGTCATCGAGCCGGTCAGCGGGCAAAGCTACGACGTGAAGTTCACACGGCCCGACGCCGTGCCGATCTTCATGCGCGTTACGGTGCGCGCGACCAACGCTGGCGAGAACCCGCAGGAGGCCGTGCGCTCGTCCATCGCGGCCTATGCGCGCGGCGACATCGAAGGCGAAGCAGGTCTGGTCATCGGCGCGGACGTGTCGCCCTTCGAGCTTGCCGGGGCGGTCAACCGCCTCAATCCGGGCCTCTACGTCCAGAACGTCGAGATTGGTCTGACGAGCGGCACGCTGGCCGGCGCCGTGATCCCCATCACCATCGTCGAGCGCGCGCAGGTCATCGAGGGCAACATCGAGGTCGTGGTGATCTGATGGCGCGCATCCAGGAGTTCGACTTCTCGACCAACCTGCTCGCCTCGCTGCTCTGGCAGCACGACAACGCTGCGCGGCTGCGCGCCATCGTCGAGGCCGAGCAGGCATGGTTCGATCAGCACCAGACGGCTTTCTGGTCGAACTGGGTGCGCGACGTGTTTGATCTGCGCACGGCCAACGACTTCGGCCTGTCCGTCTGGGCGCTTATCCTGAACCTGCCGTTGCTCGTCTTCGTCGAAGGGTCCGGCACGCGGGAGGTGTTCGGCTTCGAGCCCTATGGCTTGAACTTCACGAACGGCAACTTTGGACGCGATATGGACGCGGCGCTCTCCTTGACCACGGAGCAGCGGCGCCTGGCCCTACGCCTACGCTACTTCCAGCTCGTTTCGCGCGGGACGATCCCTGAGGTCAACGCCTTTCTCGAGCAGCTTTTTGGCGCCGAGGGCTCGGTCTACGTGCTGGACGGTCTCGACATGACGGCGACTTACGTCTTCACATATCTGCCCGAGCCGAACGTACTGTACGTCCTCCAGCAGTTCGACCTGCTGCCGCGCCCGGCTGGCGTGGAAATCAACATCCTGATAAACCCAGGGGATAGCTTCGGCTTCGCGCCCTACTACCTGAACTTCGAGAACGGGAACTTCCGTCCATGACTGAGAAATATTTCGGCGTTCCCTTCGCCGCCTCGGGCGATAAGGCGGTCATCCCGGTCCCGGCGCAGCCTGGCGGCTCGATGAGTTTCACCGAGGGCTTCGGCCTCGACTACGAGCGCAACCCCGCGACCGATCCGCAGGCCAAGCGCATCCCGCGAGACGAGACGAACCAGCTCTATTATGATGTCACGAACGAGCTACGCATCCTGCAAGTCCAAGGCGTGCCGGACTGGACGCCCGCCTCGCTCAACGGCGGCTCGCCGGTCAGCTACGACGTAGGCGCCCGCGTACGCCATTCCGGCCAAAACTGGGAGAGCTTGACGGGCTCCAATACCGTCGAGCCGGGGACCGACCCGGCAAAGTGGGTCAACACCAATCCCTACAACGCCGCGCTCATCACGGCGACGCAGCCCGAGGTCACGGGGGCGGTCGTCCCGAGCGCATTCGTTTCGCCTCTCACGCTCGCCAGCGCCTTGCGCACCGGGGCCGTCACCAGCGGCGCCGCGACGCGCAGCTTGGGGGCCTACACTCTGACGCTGCCCGGTGCGTTCGTGCTGGGCGCCCGCGCCCGCGTGGAGTTCACGGCCCCTGACGTCTCGCCTGCCGGGCCCCTGACGCTCAATGTCTCGGCCTCGGGCGCTCGCCCCCTCGTGACCTCCACGGGTGGCGTGCCCGCTGCGGGGGATCTCGTGTCAGGGCGAACCTACGGTGCGCAATACGACGGCGCGAATTGGGTGCTCGTCCCGTCCGTCGCATCCCAGTTCGTTTCGGCCGGGGCGGCTTCGGAAAGTGTCGCGGGCATCACGCGTTACGCGACCGCTGCCGAGGCTAACGCCCTGGCGCTGCTCACCGTCGCCCTGACGCCCGGTCGTCTGCCTATTGCCTCGGTGACGCAACGGGGCGTCTCGCGCGCCGCGACCGGGCCGGAAGCCTCGGCCGGGACGCTTGCCGACGTCTTCATCTCGCCCGCGACGCTCGCGGGGATCACGGGGGGGCTGGTCGCTGCGACGCGCACCGTGACGGCTGGCGCAGGCTTGACGGGCGGCGGAAATCTCACGTCTGACCGGACTTTTGATCTCGGCTCGCCTCTGACGATTTCAGCGTCCAGCACGAACGCTGTCGGCGCTGACGACCACCAGCACGCTCTGGCGGACTTACCGATCAGCAAGACCACGGGCCTGCAGACCGCGCTGGACGCCAAGGCTCCGGTCAATAACGCGGTCTTCACCGGATCGCACGTAGTCCCCTGGGGCTCTACAATAGCGCGTCTCGACTCGACGCTGGGGGCGCGTCTGGTTCTGGAGCGCCCGACGTCAGGAACGACGTTCACGCACGACTTGGTGCTCGACGTTGTCGGAGACGAACTGCGAGTTTTCGAAAACGGCGGGCTATTTCGCGGGACGTTAATCCCTCTCTCGGCGATGAGCTCTGGGCCGTCTGGTGCACTCTGGTCCTCTATTTCTTTGCCCATGGCCACGGCTGCACAATACCGCGCTAACACGGCGGGTAACCTGCCCCTCACGCCCGCCGCGGTTTGGTCGGCCGCCGCGCTCGTCACGCTCACCCAAGCCGCCACGATTGCCGTTGATTTGTCTGAGGGCATCAACTTCACGACGACCATGAACGGGAACCGAACTCTCGGCGCCCCCAGCAACGCCAAGCCCGGCCAGTCCGGCGTAATCGAGATCCGGCAAGACGGGACGGGCGGTCGCACGCTGGCCTTTGCTTCGGCCTGGGTGTTTCCTGGCGGCGCGGACCCGACGCTCTCGACGGCTGCGGGGGCTCGAGACGTGTTGGCGTACACGGTGCTTTCGTCCGGCGTCGTGCTCGGCTCGCTGCTCAAAGGGGTCGCCTGATGCTTCCGGGACTCACGCCGTTCTTGCTGGGCGGGGAGCCTTTGTCAGTTTTCATTCAAGCCGAAAACTGGGGCGGCGTGCCGGGGAACTATGTCGCCGCGCTGACGCCGATAGTAAACGGGGGTTTCCCCCCGTATTCGTACTCTTGGACGGCCTCCGCAGGCGTCACCGTGGACAACCCAACCCTGGGCACGGGCAATAACGCCCGGAGCGCCTCGAACGCCGACGCCACGGTTTTTCTGACCGTTACGGACTCGACAGGTCAACCCGCTTCGGCAAGCGCCCCCGTGACCATCTAGCCCTTCCGATAGCGCCGACCGCGCCAGCCGCCCTCGGCGCGGATCGGCCAGGGGCGCCCCGTCTCGCTGTCCACGGCCCACGGCGGCATCGCCCCCATGATGCGCTCGACCTCCTCGATGCTGCCCGTGCCGTGCGGCACCTCGACGATAATCTCGTCATAGACGTGCAGGACGGTCGGATAGCCCGCCGCGCGCAGGTTCTCGATGGCGAAGCGGAGAATGTCGTGCGCGATGGCCTGGTCGATATTCTCGGTCAGGCGCCCGCCGTAGGTCTCCATTGGGCCCCAGCCCATCGCCCCGTACTTCGGGTTCGAGTTCCAGGTCCAATAGATGATCTTGACCTCGGGGCGTTCCAGACGCTCGGTCGGCACGAGGCGTGGCGAGTGATAGGTCAGCTCGCGGCCTGACAGCAGCGTGATGCGCAGGGCATTATCTCGCACATAGAACCGCAGCCCGCGGAACTCATAGACCACGCCGGGGTTCTGGATCGCCGCGATGGCGTGACCTTCGACGCCGTATAGCTCGGCGTGACTGCCCGGCTCCCAAGGCATCCCGCGATATTGGCCGCCCCAGAACTCGGGGATTGTTGGCGACGCGGCGCGCCAGCCCAAGATTTGCTGCTTGATCACGTCGTCGGGCTCTTGCGAGCCGAACGCCTTGTAAGAACCGACCCAGCCGCCGTAACCGCAGGCGAGCTCCGAGACCTTGCCGATCTTCTGGCGGTCCTCGTGGTGAGCGCCCGTGCGTTCCTTCCAGTCCAGATAGAACTGCAGGTCGCGCCCCGTGATCTTGGAGGCGCCGACCAGATAGATCGGGTCACCACGCTCGAACGCCTCGATGCGCCAGCGTTCGCCGGCCAGTTGCGCCAGCACGACGGCCTCAATGGACGAGAAGTCCGATGCGATCAGATCGTGGCCGGGCGCGGCGACGAACAGCGAGCGAATGCATCCCGATATGGCCAGCAGCGCGTCGCCCCAGAACCATTCGACGAGCCCGAGGTCACGATGAGCCATCACTTCCAGCGCCGCATCGACCGCCTCGGCCTTCCACTCGCCGCGCTTGGCGTCGGTGGCCGGGGCGGCGCACCACGGGCAGAACGTGTGGTGGTCGGCGGCGGGGCGCGCGCAGGAGCCGCACCAACGCAAGTCGGGCCCGCTCTTGGGGAGGTTGAGCGGCTGCACCAGATCGCCGGTCGGGCGGCCTGTCCGGGCGCCGTGGTGGATGATCGTGTTGCGGATGCGATTGTCGGCGCTGGCCGTGTTCTCCATCGCGTAAAGCTTTTTTACGCTGGCCGACCCGATACGCTGGCGGATCTCAAGCGCGCGGCGGCACGGAGCGGGCAGGTCGTCGCGGGCGAGCGCCTCGTCCAGCGCGGCCTCGTCCATCGTGGTCATCCAGACGCCCTGCGCGGACAGCCAGCCCTTCGTCGCTTCTAGCTGGGTTGGGTTCAGGCCGCCCGTCAGCTCGCGGAACTCCTCGCCATAGTGAGCGAGCGCCTGTTCCAGCACGACGATGCAATCTCGCACGGCGGCCCGGTCCAGACCGATCCCGCGCATGTTGATCTCCTGGTCGATCAGCCAGAAGCGCAACTCGTCGGCGGACATCGGCAGCATCGCATCGGACGCGGCGGTCTCAGCGGTCACGTCGCGGTCGCAATAGGCGTAAAGGCGCTCGGCGTCGTCCGGGTCGTCGTCCGGCGTGATCCAAGTGCGCAGGTCCGCCTTGGTCGGGTTGCGCGGCATGGAGAACTTGTCGAGCAGCCGCTTGCCGTCCGCGTCTTTCTTCGTGTCGAGCCCAAGCACGTCGCCCAGGTTCGCCAGTGCGCCGGGCAGGGAGTTCACGCGGGCTGTCGCCATCGAGCAGCGCAGTTGGTACTGGAAGGGCTCAAGGTCCGGCCAGCCGTAGAGGCGCGTGCAGACGTGCTTCCAGATCAGGCGCTCGAACATGACGTTGTGCGCTTCGAGCAGTCCGCCGGCGGCCAGATAGTCGAATACTTCGGTCGGCGCAGGCTGACCAGGCTTCCAGCGGCGCACAGGCTGGCCGGGGAGGCGGTAGGAGAGCGTCAAGACGCGCGTCGAGGGGTGCTCGGCATAGGCAGCGGCCCCCACGGTCGGCAAGCCCTTGAGGCGCCCTCCCTGGGGCGGTTTCCACTTGCCGGTCTCGGCGTGCCATACATAGCCCGCTTCCGAGGCGGTCTCGAAGTCGAAGGCGGCTATCTGGGAGGTCACTTTTGGCGCTTCCGCTTCGAGACGGGGCACGGCGCAGGGATGGGGACGATGCGACGGTGTCGGACGACGTACTCCTCCGCACGGGCCGAAATACCGGCGAGGTACGCTAACAGGCTTTCGGCGTCGCGGGCGGGCAGGCGCACAGCAAGGTGCGGGTGCCGGGCCCAGAAAGCATCGCCTAGCCCAAAGTCCCTGACGTCAGCCAGGATCTCTGTCGGCGCCTCATTGAAAGCGTCTCGCGACATCTCGTCGGTTCCCTCAGTCTGCGAGTTGCGGGCCGCCCCGCCAGGAACGGCCCGGTCTCGGTGGTTAGGCGGCCATATAGCCATGCTCGACGAGCAGGGCGTCAGTCCAATTCTGCGCGATCATCTGGTCATACGTCAGGCCCGCCGCGACGTGCTCAGGCTTGAGCTGCTTGACCGGCGGTGCAGAAGGCGCAGGCGGCGGGGTCGGTGCAGGCGTAGCAACCGGGGGGACGGGGGCACTCGGCGCCGGGGCAAGCGGTGCGACCGGTTGCGGTGCGACGGGCGGGGCGAATGCCGCTGCAGCAGCCGGATTGGCCGGGGCGACCGACCCACCAAAGGCCGCCGCCGCAGACGGACCGGTCGAGAACTGGATCTCGACGCCTTCCCGAACTGCACAGAGCATGTCGAGGTTGACGTAGAGGCCCGGCTTGTCGCCGTTTTCGTTGCTGGTCAGGTTCGCCGCGACCTTGACGAAATCTCCAGCGCGCGGGCGTCCAGACGTTGCGACCGTCAGACCCATGTCGCCCCGGTCGTGCCCGAACTGCGTGAACACCTTCGGCATCCCGACCGACCCGACATTGCGCGTGGCCGTCAAGATCCAGTGGCCGGCATAGCCTTCCTTGTCGGACAGGGGCTTGCCACTCTCGTCGTGGCCATCGCCGTCAGCGATTTTCCACGAAAACGCGGGGTGCGTGCAGGGTCCAGCCGCGCCTTGCGGGAAGAGGTGAGGGAAGGCGGCGGCTGCGGCGCCCTTGATGATCGCGAACAAACGGCCCGTCTCGGAACCCGAGGCGATCTCGGCGTCCAGGCTCGGAGCCATGCGCATTTGCGTCACGGGCTGGCCGGGCGTCTTCGGCAGCGCGATCTTGACGTAGACTTGCGGGTTGGGCTGTCCGGCGTTCGCGCCGGTCTTCACGACGCGGGGCTTGCCGTCGCGATCCGTGGTGGACGGAACG